ATTTTACTCTGTCGGAAAGCAGCACCCACAACCACAATCTTTGTTCCAGGAACTAGTATGCACTTTAATGTACAATACATTGCCATTAAAAAGCTTTTACCAAAACCACGAGACGCAACAAACATTGGAAATGGACGAAGCCAAAATTCTTGAAGAATAGCAATCTGAATAGGATGAAGCTCAATATCAAATAATAGTTTTGCTGTTGTTCCAAAATATTTAGGATTTCGTAATAGTCGTAATAAATGAAGATCAGGATTTTCTATATCTTCTTTGGTTCGACCAATCATGTGATTAGTCGGAATAATTAATTTGTCAAGATTTCCTAATCCTAACCATGCATTATCAAATAATAAATTATTTTTTGTTGCCATATTTTTCGTATATTCTTTTCATAAGACTAACAGCTACTCTTTCGGCATTTTCAGCATCATCACAAAATAATATATGAATATTATAGTTTAATTGTGCTTCTATTAAATATTTAATAATATAGTTGCCACTTATTCTTAATTTGTCCCACATCTTTTTAGGAACATCGCTTCCTACGGGAAACTGATATATTTCATCAAGACTAAATTCCATAATCATAAAACTATGAGGTATTTGTCCCATTCGCTCTAATACATCTTTGAATCTGCTTTCTGTTATGTTATTAGCAATTTCGCTCACGCTCTTTTTGCGTTCGATAGTAAAAATACTTTCGAATCCTTCCATGCTATAATCACCAGTATCTAGCTTTCTTTTAGCAGTATTATGAAAGCCAAATTCCCACGGCATTTGCTCTCTGGTATCTACTATTATTGTGAAAGGATCATTACTTTTCATTATTCTCTCGCATTTTGTTTAATATTAATGTGCTAAAAAATTGACTATAATTTTCCTCATTATCTTTGATTAGATCATGATGAATTTTGCAAAGAGATATTCCATTGTGTGGGTGGTATCTTAAGCCGGGAAAATCGGCCCATTTTTGAATATGATGAGCATGAATTTTAAAACGGCTTTTACAATTGGGCCACTGACAAGTGTTATTATCTCTTTTTTTTATTAATTGTCTCCATTTTTTATATTGTGGATCATTGTAGTTCCGGGTCATTAGATTCAACAGCCTCTGGATTTAGTATTGGACAATCAACAGAATGATCAGCATATTGGTGATAACCATATAAAGTCTTTTTAGCTTTTTCGGTTGCCATAGCTAATATTTCCATTTCTCGTCCTTCTTTTTCTCTGATCTGTTCATCTTCTAGCATGCGAATTAATCCTACCCAACTGCTTTTACCATCCTCTATTCTTTTAATACGTTGTTCACGAGTGGCCTTAAGATCTTTACTTATTTTTTGTTGTTCATTTAAAAGTTTGGTATATTCATTAGTATAACTAGCAATGCTATTACGAGCAAAACTTAACTGAGCCTCTAAATTAGCCAACCGTGGAATATCTCGTTGATCTTCAGGTTTCTCGTATTCTTTATCAACTAGCTTTTGTAGCTTTTCAGTTTCACTAATATGACGCTTTCTTTCTTTCATGCTTCGATTAATCAAAATATCAATAGTGATAAATTGTTTAATTTGAAGTTCTTCTGCTGGTAAAACGTCCTCTCGAAATTGTTTAATAAGGCCAATCCACGTATTCTCAAAGTACTCTAATTCGCCCGTGTGTTCATCAAACTGACGAACTATTTCGTTCCAGAATGTTTTGCTGCGTAATTTTCTTCGTAAAATTTCATTTTCACTTTTCTCGTCCACACTAAACAATTGATTTTCATCAATGTATCTATTTATTGGTTGTATGTTACGATTAAGTTGATCAGCTATATCTTGTACAGAAAGAACGTTTATATTATCTCTGATGAATTTTTCTTCATCTAAACTAAGTTGTCCTCGTTTTTTAGCCATGGTTGTTTATAATCTCCCGTAGCTTAGAAGCTAATTTATCCATATCGCCCTTGGATACTTTGTTTCCACTTTTAATTTTCAAATATAGTGTTCGATATTCTCCTGTGAGATGAGATTCTATTAATTTCCATAGTTCGTTGGCTTCTATAGAATTAACTAATAAATTTTCATCACTAATAAAAGTGTTACCATAATCTTTAATTTCATCTATAGTATTAAGATGCATAAGATTTTTCTTGGTGGAATTTCGATCTGTCCATGATTTGTATAATGAACAGTCTTCTTTGTTGGGATATTGTTCACACTGGTTAATGCTCTTTTTGCAGTGAGGATCGTATAGTGGACAACTTAAACATGGTTTGTCGGGTCTTTGATAGTTATCTCTTTTGTAGTTGAAAAGTCGATTGCGAACGTGGGTCCAAAGAAAGTTTTCTAGGGGCCTTTTGTGATCGTAATTTTTAAGACCTTCTAGGGCAAAAATGCTTATTTGCTGTTTCATATCGTCAAAATCATGATAACCAAACTTAAATTTATAAGCTAATTTTTTTGCTATTATATCAATTATCTTAAGAAATTCGTCTTCATCAACCTGTGGTGTTTTCTTCGTTTTTGTTTTCTTCTTCATTTATTAGTTCTGAAATGGTTTTGTCGGATTGATTTTGATTAAGATCATGCTCAATATTAAGATTTTCTTTAGCAGTAACGTGAAGTACGCTGGGGGAAATTTGGTCAATATTCATAAAAAACCTCTTGCATAAAAAGGACCAAAGTATATTATATATTATGTATTGTACACTTTTTGTCAAAAGGAAACTTATTTATGGGCACTTATAAAAGATGGAGTGATGCGGAAATTCATTATATTAAGGATAATCTAGCCACTTTTAGTGATACTGAGTTGGCCGTTAAACTTAGCGAAATGACGGGCGAAACTGTTACCACTGGCATGATCAGGCGTCAACGACGAAAAATTGGAGTTAGCAAACCAAGAGGCCGACGCAAAAAGAATGTGGAAACTAATAACAACTGATTATTAAAGTAAAAAGTATCATGATATAAAGGGGCAAGTTTCAAATTGGAGCTTGCTCTTTTATTTTATATAAAGTGGCTATTAAACTGGCTAATTATATATGGGGTGGCTTATTGTTTTTAGACCACCGCCGCCTTTTGGGGGTTAACCCCCTCAATCGGGGGAAAACGAAAAAACCCCCTCAATGGTGGGGGAAGGCTCTAGCAAATATCATGCCAATCGACCGGGCGGGGAAAACTTCACCAATCAAGATTCTGCTATTTTTTTTTCTTGAAATTGCCGATACATAATGTAGGATAGGGGAAACGAAAGAAAGAAAGGGTTTGAAAATGAAACGGTTTATGGTTCTTGACAATCGTTCCGAGTTTGTTGGTTGGATTTTCGGTGAAGATTGGAATGATGCTTGGGCCAATGCTTCCGCGAAGTATGGTCGTCGATGCGATTATGTTCAAGAATGTTGACCATCCCCCGAAAGGGGGCCACGGAAAGTTTTTCTTTTTTTTGACAAGCCGAAAGCCGATAGTAGAATAGGGGAAACGAAAGGAAAACAATGCTAGACCTTGAAAGTAGAATCCTTTTGACGATTGTGGAAATTATGGGCAAGAATACTTTTTCTGCCGCCCAGTATCGTATCATACGGTATAATCTGGAAAATATGAAAATTAGGTAGACCGGAAAAAATAGGAGTACTTTGAAATGAAAATTGTAAAGGGTATGTATTTTTCGGCCGTTCGGAATGATGGTCGAAAGTTCACCGGTGAAGTTGAGAATGTTCGGGAAACGGCTAAGGGTACGATGGTTATCGTATTCAGTCTGAATCCCGACTATTCTCGCAAGTATGCTACAGTATACCTTGCCGATTGTGATTCGTGGGAAGTTCAAGATGTTATGATTCAATTGTAGACCGGAAAAAATAAGGGTACTTTGAAAAAGGTAAATAGTATGTATCATCCTAGTCTCATGGTCGCGGTTCCGGTGAACAAATGGATTGGAGAATGGATCAGAAGGGGGTCTCACCCCGCCTATAGGGGGGAATTGGCAAACCAACTACGCCTCATTCGCAAGAGGCACGGAACCCCCTACGCGAAGGGGTGGATTCGACACCTAGACTACCTTGGAGCATACCCCCTAAAGTAGGGGGTTGTACCACCCAAACGAGACGGTTCGACGACCGCCATAATGGCAGTAGCAAAACTTGTGCCAAATCACAAAATGGCAGACTAACTGCCAAAATGGCAGGCGGGGCCGCCGATCTGCCAAAATGGCAGGCAGAGCAAATCTCATGCCAAAATCTATGCCAAATTGGCAGCAGCAAATATCGTGCCAAACAAAATAATTTTTTCCTCTAATTTTTTTTGCTTGCAATTGCCGATACCATATGTAGGATAAGGGAAACGAAAGGGAAAGAAAATGGAAACCATGATGATTGCAACGGGTGGTGTTTACGCTGATTACCGTATGATCGGTAGTGAAATTGAAATTGTCAAAGTGTATCGTAATGGTTACATTTTCAATGATTCCCGTATGGTCGATCTTGCAAAGTTCACGATTCGTGCGGTCAAGGCCGGATGGATGAAAATCAAGTAGTCTAACATTACATTGGAGAATGTAACATGAGCGAGTTCGAGCGTATTATCAACGATAGCATGATGTATGGTGATGATAACGATTACATTCCAGGTTATGATGATGGTGAATGGGATCCTATCATGGGGGACGTTGATGATTACCCCGAGACGGATGACGAATGGCTCGACGATTTCCAAGGTGAGGAGGATTGGGCATGATATACTGGAGTGTAACAAATAATAGTAAAGATCGTTATAGCGTTTGGATGAATGGTAAGGTAATAGCCGAATATCTTACATTCGATGATTGTTATACCCTTGTGATGCAAATGGTGAAAGGTAATAAAAATGATAACTCTTGAGACTGCTATCCCCGTTTACAATTACCATTGGCTTTGCCAAAAGATGCAAAATCGTGAACGGGTTTGCATCCGTTGTAATGTTGGTGGACATACTATCCAATTGTATGGTATCATAAATGGATTGCGGCCCGAGGACGGTAGCGGCCGACACTGGCTTGTTACTGTATATGACAATGGTAACAGTAGCGAAGTTTATGTAAGAGCGGAGTAATATGACTGTAACAGCCGATCCTATCGGCTGACATTATGACAGTAGCCAGCGAGATAATACTGCCAAAATGGCAGCTGGCCCGCCCGGCCTGCCAAAATGGCAGCCTCAGCAAATCTCATGCCAAATCTTCTGCCAAATCGGCAGAGCAAATCTTGTGCCAAAAAAATAATTTTTTCCAGCAATTTTTTTTCTTTGACATTCAAGTATCGAATGGTAAAATACCGATATAAGAAGTAGAAAGAAGAGGTAACGATGATTAGCGATTGCTGTGGTGTTGTGGTTCGGTTTCAGGATATTTGCCCCCGATGCGGTGAGCATTGTGAGGTCGGTTCGGATGACGGGTACGATGCTGCCCGCGATGCTTATGATATGGGCTACGGTCAGCCTGTCAACCGTCGCCAGCGTGAGGAAGACGAGATGCTCCGTGAAGAATATCGTCGGAATCGTTACTAGTCCCCCGATAGTGGGGGTTGATTATTAGTCTAGTCCACCTTAGAATCCGTTGAGCAGGAGAAAGAACATGACAAAGTTTGCAATCGTTGAGAACGCCAAGCGTCAGGCCCGTATGCTTTTCGTGGGAATCGCTATTCCCCACCAACCTAGTCTGGCCGATGGTGTGGTCGGGCCGATTAGGTCAGAGAAGATTTTGAAGTTCAATCGTAAGGCTTTGCGGAATATGGGCAAGGTCAAGGCCGACAAAGTTGACCCCCGCATGTTGGGGGGTGAGGATACCATGATCGTCAAGGTTGGCAAGCCGGGTAGTCGAGAGCGTGTCGAGGCTTTGCGGTCGCAGTATGAAGCGATTGAGGCGAGCGGCGAGAATCTTTCTCCGTTCTCATGGAAAGAATAATATATGAAAAATGTAAAAACACGAATCCTGCAAGATATACTACGAATTGAACAAATCAGGCTTGATACTGTAACAAATGAATATCAAAGGAAAGTAATAAAAAATCGTATTAGTAACATCGCCAGTGAACTTTTGTATAGGTTACGATCCAACCCCCTCTAAGGAGTTACTGCCAAAATGGCAGGCGGGGCGGCCGAACTGCCAAAATGGCAGACTAAGTATTCTCGTTTTTTTTTGTTGACTATTCAAGTTCGGACTGTAGAATACCGATATACCTAGTAGGGAGAAAAGAAAATGCTTGACGGATACCAGAAAATCTATAAGTTTGATAATGGGTTTGGGGCTAGTGTGGTTTCTCATAGTGGCTCCTATGGTGGAACCGATGGCCTTTTTGAGATTGCTATTCTTGATAAGAATGGTGAAATTAGTTATGATACCTTTATTACTGGTGATGTAATTGGATGGCTTGATTTTGCTGGCGTGGCCGATATTCTGGAAAGAATTAAGAATCTTTCTTGACTAGTGCCGATAAGTATAGTAGACTAGCATCACAAAGGAAAAGAAAATGACTCACGCCGAAGCGGTTAAGATGGTTCGTGGCAAGCGTAATGCTGAACGTCGCAAGGTTGGTAATAATACCTATGCCGAGATTCTGCCAAATGGTAGCGTTGGTATCATGCTGCATAGTACTTATGTGGTGAAGATTAACGAGGATGATACCTATACCCTTAATAGTGGTGGCTGGCAGACTGTGACCACAAAGGATAGAATTAACCAGTATAGCCCGCGTCGAGTGTACCAGCGAAAGTATGAATGGTTCGTGGATATTAACGGCAAGGAATACCCCTTTATGGATGGAATGGTGGTGCAATGATTATATTTTCAATGATTTTACTTTGTGTTATGCTTTGGATAAGTTTCGCCGTAGCCTTGGTTGATTTATATAACGATGTTATGGAATAATAAAATGACCAATAAAGATAAAATCCTTTTTACTATTTGTTTTATTACTGGTTGCGTTGTAACGTATTTTATTAATTAACCTTTAACCCTCTGCCAAAATGGCAGGGGTCGCGGCCCGGCTGCCAAAATGGCAGGCCAGCAAGTGGTGTGCCAAACAAAATAATTTTTTCCCCTAATTTTTTTTTGTTGACTTGTCGATTCTAGATTGTAGGATAGGATCATCACAAGGGAGAAAGATCATGCTTCACGATTTTAACGAAATCAACGATATTCTGAATAGCATGGCCGATGAGGGTACGATTGAACCCATAGACTGCGAGGATTGTAGTCCTTTTGATTATGCGGAAGTCACTGGGCTTTGGGATGAAATGTATCCCGAGCCGCAGGAAATGGTTGACGAAAACGGATTTGTGTGGTATGTTAGTTGAAAAGGAGAAAGTCATGAACGAATTAGATAAACTCAAGAATACTGTTCGTGAACTACTGAAAGCGATTGAATATGTCCCAATGAGGGCAGTAGATTGCGACCAAGACAAGGTAAAAAAACTTATCAAAAAACTGGAAAAGGCTACAGAAAAATGAGTCACCCAGATCCCCTGTTCGATCCCGATAACGCTTATGAGGATGACGATATGATTGTTGAGCATGATCCTAGTGACATTCTTTTGGCCGAATATCTGTACGATAACAAAGAGGATATTTATATGGACAATGATACTAACTATGATGATTATAACGATTTTCACGACGAAGATGATCGAAAGAATCATTTTGATGATTTTGAGGATGATTCGCCAGAGTTCGATCCCGAACACTCTTGTGAGGAGGATGATAATGATTCATATGATGATAGTATGGATGGTGACCATGATAGTGCGATGGAATCGGCTGGCTGGGGTTTAGACGAAGACTACGGATTCTACGGAGACTACGGGGAGGACTACTAATCAAAGAAAACCCGATCTGCCAAAATGGCAGGCGGGCCGCGAAAACTGCCATAATGACAGGATAATTTTGTGGAGATTTTTCTCTTGACAAGCCGATAAATAGCGATACAATCACTAACATGAACAATGATATTTGCTATTCTGGGCATACTTGGAAAGTTTATAGGTATTCTCATACTTTTGTGGGATATGTTGTGGCATCCTCACAATATCATGCTGAGATTCTTGCAAAAGAAAAGTTTGGTAATTTTGTGTGGATTGAAAGAGTTCGTTGTCCCGCCTAATCCTTCGGATTTGGTCGGTGTGGGCGTAGTCAGCGAAAAGTTCTTGACAATTTTATTTTGAGCAGTAAAATACGATCATGTTTACTATCAAGCATTTGGATAAGATTTTGGCTGAGATTGGTGATAAAAGCCCAAAGTCTATTTTCTCTTATAAGAAAAACCCTATCTCCTATAAACTCTCTCGTATTGAGGATAACAGGAAGCGTGGGCATGTGGTGGAGAGACTTGTTAGAGATATTTTCCTGTCTCAAAACAAAAAGGTGCAATATATTGGTGGTAAACATTCTTTTGATATGATGGTTGATAATTGTAGGGTAGAAATCAAATCCAGTTTGGCATCTGCTAGTGTGGTTGGCGGAATGGTTCGCTACAGTTATCAGTTTCAAAATATCAAAACTCAAAACTTTGATAAACTTATTTTGGTATTTATTTCTCCCGAAGGTTTAGTAATGCGTCAAATGAGTAGCAAGATGGCCGATAAGTATTTGGCTAATGCTAAAACCTATAAGAATGGTAAAACTTTGGCTATCGGCAAGTTTTGTAGCAAGAGTGTTGGTAAAGTTTTGGCCGCTTGACAACCGATAAACTCTAGTGTAGAATCTGAACAAAGGAGAAAAGCATGAAAGCGGTTGCTACTGAAAGCGAACTGATGGCTGTGGATATTGCTGATTTTACAACTATGATTGTTGGAATTATCACCATGAAAGATATTCCTAACAATGTAAAGGCTGAGAGCATCTTGAAAATTGAGAAGGTTTTTCACAGTTTTATTATGAAGAAAATTGTGAGTAAGTGTGAGAGTAAGGCTATTCCATCCTCTAATTGAAAGTTATAACAATGCCTAACTGGTGTTTGAATAATTTGACCATTGAGCATGAAGATCGGTCTAAGGTTATGGAGTTTGTCCACGCCTATAAAGAGGGTAAAGTTTGTGACCATTATCTTCCTGTACCAAAGGATGAAAAGGGTGAACTTATTACTGATGAATCTAGTCCTAATTATTGGTATACATGGTGCATAAATAACTGGGGAACTAAGTGGGATATTGGTAGTGATAATAATGAGGTTCATGGGCTGAATCCTACAGTGGTTGGTAATCAGGCTACTATGAGTTTTGATAGTGCTTGGTCGCCTCCTATTGGTTTGTATGAAAAATTGGTAGAGTTGGGATATAATGTGAAGGCTAGTTATTGGGAACCGGGCATGGCTTTTTGTGGTATTTGGGATAATGGTGTTGACAATTATGTGGACTATCCTAGTAAGGATATGATTCCTGTTGCATTGTGGAATGAGTTCGATATGGAAAACTTTTTCTCTGATGAGGTGGAAGCATAAATAAAACCCGGACTGCCAAAATGGCAGACGGGCCGCGAAATCTGCCAAAATGACACCCAATATTTTTCTCAACTTTCGCTTGACAAGGGCCGATAATACTGTAGAATGGTTGGAGTGATTGGATTTTCAAACGAAAGGGTTACAAATGAGTAATGAGATGATGGTTGGTCTTGGTGTTGTTGGTGGTATGGTTCTGGCTAGTGTGGCTTTTGGACTGTTTCATATTTATGGTGGTCTTCGTGATAGTCTGACCAATGCTAAGGTTGGTAGTGTTTACAATTTTCTTTACGAGCAGCCGCTGCATGGTGAGCCTGAGCGTTACATGGCAAGGGTTCTTGAAGTGCATCGTTTGTCTCAAGATAGTATCAACCGGCTGAATGCTAGAAGTAACTATCGTAAGTATGACACTAATTTTCAGCGTACTACTCACCTTGTTACTGCACAGACTCCCGATGGTAAGATTCGCAACTTCTATGCCGAACGTAC